AGCAGGAAGTGGGCTAAACACAAACTCGGTTAAAGATAGTTATTAATTAGTCTGATGAGTTAAAACCTCATGAAAGAGGGGTATAATGTCTAAACATGAATAAACAAAGAAGAAAAGAAAGAATTAGAGTAACTGAGTGTGGAGCTTGTAGAAATGAGATTCCTATCGCTGATGAACCAGTTACTTTCAAGAGGTACCATTATAGACTGCAGGTAACAAGAATGACGGAAGGTTATCCTTGTACAGCTTGTGGTCATGTCATACCAGCAAAGGAGGAAAGATGTTATTACATAAACCAGTAATGATTATTTGGGAGGATATAGTTGATCTTCCCAGCGGTTGGCTTGAGTTGGATGAAGCCCTTGATCACGAGTATATACAGAATGCTGTATCCTATACGGTTAGACAGTATGGTACTTTGATTGACGAGACAGAAGATTACATCCTTATTGCCGGGGCTGTATTTGAAGATAAATCACAGTTGTCCCACGTTTCCAGAATACCAAGAGGTGTTGTTAAGAAGATTGTGTATTTGGAAGAAAAAAGTTTAGAAAAGACTTGACTTGTAATTAACTTTAGTTATATTTGCACCATGAAGCATTTACGCCCCTCACTACAACAACAGTATCTCAGTTTAGAGACTGGTAGGGGTGTAATCAATTAGGAATATAGTGTTTTTTCATATTGGTTTTTGGCCCCGCCTGATAAGCGGGGTTTTTTATTTTATAGCGAATTACGGAAGTCAGGTTTTTCCGGCAGGCTTTGGGAGCTTGAACGCACTGGTTCGAATCCAGTATTCGCTACTGTCAGTATGGTGTAACGGTTAGCACCTAGGGTTTTGGTCCCTGTAGTTACAGTTCGAATCTGTATACTGATACTGTGCTTGTAGCTTAGACAGGTCTAAAGCAAGGGGTTGTGGTTCCCTGATCACGAGTTCAAATCTCGTCAAGCACCTATCTTCTCGTAGCTTAATGAAGAGCGATAGAATACGAATCTATCAGGTAAGGGCTCGTACCCCTTCGAGAAGTCTAATGCCTGTGTGGTCAAATTGGAAAAGGCGCCTGACTTAGGATCAGGAGATTTTGCAGGTTCGAGGCCTGCCACAGGTACTTTGTCCCTATGGTGAAATTGGCAGTACACGTCAGACTTAAAATCTGAAGCGAAGTAATAGTAGCGTGAAGGTTCGAAGCCTTCTGGGGACACAACAAGGAGGGTTGGTAGAGATGGATTATTGCACCAGTCTTGAAAACTGGAGGCCGTAACTGGTCCGTGAGTTCGAATCTCACACCCTCTTCTACAAAGAGAGTTGGCAGAGTCAGGTTTATTGCAACAGGTTGCTAACTTGTAGGTCTAACGATCCAAGGGTTCGAATCCCTTACTCTCTTCTTCTCCCTCAACGCCCAGGGCTGGTTGGACGCACTGTAAATGCGAACCACATGTAGTTCGAGTCTACTCTGGGGGACTTAAAAAAAGTTTAAATAAAATTTGGAAGTTTCAAACAAGCTTCCTACATTTGCTTCATGATTACTTCAGACAAGAACATTGAGGCTGAGGAGCGTAATGCTCCAGAGGCCAAACAGGTTGAGGCGTAGCCCTTTCAAGGCTAAGGAACGAGTTCGAGTCTCGTCTGGAGTACAAACTTAAATTAGAAAATGAAAAAGAATTGGTTTAATATAATTATCACTACGTTTGCCAGAGATTGTGGCAGAGTGGGGACATTATGTGGGAACCAAGCTTAGACTTTACTTTACTTATTATAGTTTAAAATTGAAGTGTGAAAAGTAAGCTAGGTTCCTCAAAAGGGAACCTTTCTTATTTATGGGCTTGATGTCAACGGCAGACCAACTCCTTTGCAAGGAGATTGATTGGGTTCGATTCCCACATAGTCCACATACGTGTCGTTAGGGGAGCGGAGTCCCTGCCTGCCTGTCACGCAGGAGATCATGGGTTCAAATCCCATACGATGCGCTTAAGGGTTGTTAGCCTAGAGGTCAGGCAGCACACTGTTAATGTGCCCTACAGTTGTTCGATTCAACTACGACCCTCTCAGTATCCAAATATTAAATTTTATTTGGATACTGTTTTTGAAAGCAGTACCTTTGTTCGTGCCTTCAAAAAATAAAGAAATCGTAAAGAAGCACAGAGATGCTTGGTACGTTAAGAACAAAGAAAAACAAATAGCTAGACAGCTAGAAAGAAGAAGGGAACTACAAGAATGGTTCTGGAAGTATAAAAGAACCTTAAATTGTACTGATTGTACTGTTTCATTTCTAGATTGTCCTGAGATCTGTGACTTCCACCACATTGATCCATCTGCCAAAAAAGATGTAGTAGGTCAATTGATAGGAAGTAGTAAAGAAGCAGTCCTTAGAGAAATAGAAAAGTGTGTTCCCTTGTGTGCTAATTGCCATAGGAAGAGACACAAAGATTTATATAAATACGCAGGTCCTCATGAGGCGTGATAAGCAGTCTCCAAAACTGTGATTTAGAGGTTCAACTCCTTTGGCCTGTGCACAATTCCTCGGTGGCTCAGTGGCTACAGCAGCAGTTTTGTAAACTGCCATTCGTCAGTTCGACTCTGACTCGGGGATCTTAAAAGTAAAATATGGCAGAATTAAAGTTAAAGAAGCCTAAGGAAACTGATAGTATCGTTGAGTTCTTCTCAATGCTGCTCAATTCAAGCACCCAGGCCCACATCTTTCACTTCCAAACTAAGTCCTATGCAGCACATGCAGCATTAGGGAGTTACTACGAAGAAGTAGTGGGGTTGGCTGATGAATTAATAGAAGCTTATCAAGGTAAGTATGGCATAGTAACAGGGTACTCCAGCTACGCCATGAAAGACCTTAAAGACACTGAAAGTGCTATTGAATTCCTGAATAGTGTACACACTAAGGCGGAATCAATAGCATTCTCAGATTCAGATCTCAAGAACAAAGTAGATGAGATTAAGTCCCTGATCAAGACTACTCTCTACAAACTCAAGAATCTGAAGTAACTCTCTGTCGTTCAATGGAAGGACGTCAGTCTTCTAAGCTGACTATGCTAGTTCGAATCTAGCCGGGGAGACAGAGAACATCGACCCTTGGCGCAATGGAGGCGCGTCTCGCTCATAACGAGAAGGACAGCAGATCGGTACTGCTAGGGTCAACAAAGGAAAGAAAGATATGGAATCAGACAAGAAAGACTACGATAAGATTTATTCTGTCGTAGCTCAATTGGTGGAGCCCTCGCCTTTTAAGCGAGAGGATGTGGGATCGTGGCCCACCGGCAGAACTTAAGCTGAAGTAATTCAAGTGGTACAGAACCCTCTCTGATAAGGAGGTATGTGGTGGTTCAAATCCATCCTTCAGCACTAAATGGCGGGATAGAGAAGTGGTCTATCTCATGACTCTCATAAGGTCAAAATCCTAGGTTCGAATCCTAGTCCCGCTACATGAAGAATACTTGTCAAAAAGGGAATATTATTGAAGCAAAAATACTTTCTCGATTTGTGGAAAAAGATTACCTAACCTTTATACCTTTTGGTGAAGGTCATAAATGCGATCTTGTTTTTATTAGCAAGGAAGGTGACTTAAAAAGAGTACAGGTTAAGAAATCAAGAGAAACCAAATCAGGTTCTTTTACGATTAACTTATACTCAAATGGTGGAGGGTATAATAAGATAAAGTATACTAAAAGTGATATTGATTACTTTGGAACAGAGCACGGTGGAAGATACTACCTTATTCCTATAGAAGACGTTGAGGGTAAAACTGTAGTTTCTATTAGACCGGGTAGTAAGTACGAATTTTAGGACTTTAAGCTAATCTAGTGAAAGCATTCGCCTGAAGAGCGAGGGAGCTTGGAGCGTAACCAAGAGAGTCCACATACGCCCAGTTGATGTAATGGTAGCGTCCTTGCATTACAAGCAAGTGGTAGTAGTTCGATTCTATTACTGGGTACAAAGGGGAGAAACATGTGCAGTAGCCCTGCTGTCTAGACAGTACTGCACTCTAAGCAAGAGTCGTATAACGGCTATTATAGCTGGCTTCCAACCAGCGGATGAGGTTTCGATTACCTCCTCTTGCTCATTGCCTGATTAGCCAAGTGGAAAGGTATGGGTCTGCAAAACTCACATGCCCCTGTTCGATCCAGGGATCAGGCTCAAAATAAATATTGTGTTTTACTTGCTTTTTAGTTTAAACAATATTTATATTTGCATCCATAAACTATGGAAGAGCAAATCCCCTCCCCAACATCAAGTTCAGTCGAGGACCAAATCCGTGTCCTCGATGAGCTGATGTCTGCATCTAACATTACAGCAGCTAGCAGTTACTACCCTCCTCTAATAACAGGAATAGTAGATACAGGTGCAACCATAACTACCAGTTCTGGTACAAGTAATTACTTTACAATTAATGGTCCTGGATTTCATAGGACAACTGTTCCTATATGGGAGCCCATATCTCCACTTTATCCCAGTGAGTGGACAGAACAGCAGTGGGCAATAGAACAAGCTAAAGAAAGCTATTCCATTTTCAGCCTCATTACATTAGTGAAATAACAACATGGGTGGAGTAGTAATTATTATACTCCTTTGGTTGTCAGGCTTCATATTGACAGTTTTAAAAAACAAAAGAAACAAACAAAAACACAAATGAGTAAGTGGAACTTCTTACACGAATTTACTAAACAACACGAAGGAAAGTCTAAAGCTGAGATTGCAAGATTAGCAATCAAAGAATTTGAATTAGCTCTCGATCCTGAACAAGTCAGAAAAATAATCTCAAAGCAAACATGTAAATGCAGTGACTTCGAGCAGTTGGAAGAGCTGATTCCTTTAGACAAAGAAGAAACTAAACAGGACACACCAGCTCAATTCTCTACTCCAGGTATGTACTTGGTATTAGGTTGTGTTCATGTACCGGGTGAGAATAAATCAATGATTAATGGTATTTCTCAACTGGTTAAAGACCTTGGCACAAACTTACAAGGACTTGCTTTAATCGGTGATTTCCTGGATATGAATTCTCTATCTGGTCATGATGTTGGAAAATTTACCGCTATTCCCGGCTTAACATTAGGAAAAGAATATGAAGCAGGAAATAAAGTTCTTGACCAGATCACAGAAGGATTAAACCCAAAAGCAACAAAAATCTTCATGTACGGTAATCACGAGGATAGATACAACCGTTACATGGGAGATATGCAAAAGGCGAAAGCTACTATTGCCTCACCGCAAGAAGCATTAAAGCTTGATCAAAGAGGGTTTTACACTTACACAAAATGGCAACAGGATAAGGTTACATTAGGCGCTCACCTTGATCTTATTCACGGGGAATACTTCAATGTACATTCCGCCAAGAAGCATATTGACGTTTACAGGGGATCAGTAATGTACGTTCACACTCATCGTATCCAAACTTACATTGAGGGGGAAGTGGGGGGATTTAATATAGGGTGGGGAGGGGAAGCTTCGTCACCACTGTTCAACTACATGCCCCGTGGTACCAAAAGTCAATGGCAAAATGGTTTTGCTATGGTAACAATAGACAATCAGGGTAATTATTACGTACAACAAATAATTCACCACAACAATAAGTTTTTCTTTAACAACAAATTTTACGGTAACTAACATGACTATAACCAAAATAGTAGTTGCAATTATGCTAACAATGGCGCTGATGCAATTCACCCTATCCTTTATTCAGGTACTATTACAACCCATTGCAGCATACGCAATACTTTACTTTGTTTTATCATGTACATTAATAAACGCTTATGAACGATCCAAGAAGAGAAAAGATCAAGGAGCTGAAGAACCAGATAATTCTAGAGCAGTCGGCTCTAGAGACAATGGTAAACAGTCTGTCTGAACCAATGGAGGAAGGTCTGGACGAAGACCAAAAGAAAAGTAAAATGCAGGAATTCGGTAAAGACTTAGCTTTGAAAAGAGCTAACCTACAAGCCCTGACTGAAGAATTAAAATTAGTAAGAATGAACAAGACAGGATCTGGCTTCTTTGAATGGCATCCTCATAAAGGATTCAACAGGAGACAAGCCAGACTGTTTAAAAGAATGAATAGAAAATGACAAGTATCTTTGAGCTACTAATTAAACTCCCTACTCCTACGGATGTAGCAATTACTTGTTATAGTAAGAATAATCTATTATTCCCGCTTAAAGATGCTATCCACAACTTACAACTTACGTATTACTGGTGGAAAGAGGCTCAGGACGAGTTAGACAAATATCGGGGAGAGGAGATAGTTGAGAAGACAGAAGATAAAATGTCATACCCTCAACCCCCTACCCTGATTGGAGCAACAGAACAACTTAACTTCATTAAGCAACATCTGCGGGAGTTAGGCAACAACACCCAGGAGTTTCTTGATGGAGCTCCTTTACCAACAACAGTAAAGTATAAGATAGAACAGGGGTATAACAAAGTAATGGATGCCCTTTTTAACACAGACATATCATTAAAGTATAATGAAGAAATCAACAGAGAAATTGCAAGAAGAGAAAACAGTTGAGTCTGGATTTATGGAGGAATTAGCCAGTTCCATAATCAAGGCTTACCAAGAATCCTTTAACAACAACAATGAGAAGAATGAAATTAAATTCATTCTAACTGTAACAACCCATAAAGTAACCACTGAAAGTGGAAACAAACACTGTGCTTATCTTCGTCTTGATAGATCTATCCGTCCAAAAGGATACAAAGAACAGATGATTGATAAAGACGGTAAGCAAGTACTTGATGATGGTTGGGAGGGAAAACTTATACATCAGGAAGCTTACGTATTCCGTAATATTCAGGAGATGTTAAATCCTGATTCTCCCTGGAGAGAACAATTGTTCACCAACTGTATTGCACGTCTTGTAGGAGCTGGATTAGAGTATGCTGAACTGCTTAAACGTATTCAACAACAAGAGAATGCTAAGAAATTAGCTGGTTTACCTACAGACGAAGAAGAGCGTATGGCTAAACTAAACCTGGTATCAGCTAAAGAGATGCCTAAACCACTTACTAAAGCTGATGAAGAATACAAAGAGTGGTTAGCTAAAGAAAGACAAAAAGAAGGATTATGATAGTCCAAACAATTCACGAAATTCTAAACCCTTTCGATGTCTACGTTAAAGAACTTGGACACGGAGTAGCAATGTTTATGATTGCTGGATCTATCACTTCTAATCCCCAGTTTATGGTTAAGTTCTATCATACTGGGGATATTAGAACAGTAGATCAGAACGATATTAAGATTTACGGCAACCCAACAGCGGGGGAGAAGCTAATACCTGAAATACCGGAAGAATGGAAAGCAAACAAAAGATAATTTTTGAGAAAGGAGTATTCTTAAACAAGAAAGGTCAACACTCTGTTGCCTCTATCTGGGGAAGATTAGAGCGGTGTCCAAACGACCAGAAGACACACTTTTCCTACGATGGACAATTAAAGATAAGAGATTGTAGTACTGTAATTCATTTAAACTTGGATTGGTGTTCAGACCCAAGAAGATCTGGTCAAACAAGAGACGGTGTTCTCTACAAGTTAGACACTATGATTAAGTTTCTTTCAATGTACAAAAAAGCGATTGAAGAGAAAACATGATAATTAAACCTAAATCCCTGGGTAGCTTTGTAAGAAGTCTCTCAGGGATCTTTATTACAGCAAAGAATCGTCACGGTCTTTCTCCCAAAGAATGCACTGTAATCGCCTGCTTTCTTTCTATTCTACCAAAGCAGGACACAGTTATAGACCAAGCTGTAAAAGAACAGGTTTCTAATCTGTTGAACCAAAAGTACCAGGTTACAGTTAATTACGTCAATAAATTCAAAAAGAAGAATGTAATTACCAAGGAAGATAAAATGAATCCAGTCTTCTACAAAAACAAAATAATTATAAACTATGAGCGAGAGGATATATTGTAATGATGTCTGTATCTGGGAAGTAGCTAAAGAACTTGGACTACCAGTAGCAACTGTAAAAAAGATGGTTGCTGCTCAGAGTGAATACACTAAAGTAGTCATGGAATCAGACAGCTTTGATTCTATTCGGTGGCCTTATCTTGGAGTCTTCAAAAGCAAACCCAAAGAGGTACAAATGATAAATCACTTAAAAGGTATGGATCCTATACAAGCTTCTGAGTTTAAAAGGATGGTTAGAACTGGAAAGATAAGACTAAATCTTTGGGAAAAGAAAAAGAATGGAAATAACATTGAAGACAATAAAGAAGCTAATTAAACAAGTAGAACCGTTTGGACTAACAGCAGCAGTGTTACAACTGGAGGGGTACGGTAAGCTAAACAAAGATAAGTGGGTCTGGAACGAAGATACTCTTACCGACCTAAATGAAGAACAAACATTAAAACTAGTAAATGAACTAACAACATGGACAGTATAGAACACTCATTCAACTTTAATGATCCTCTTGAACTGACAGTAATCTTTAGAACAGAGAATAAGGACGAATTTGCAGCCAAACACTGCTATTGTTGGGAAGATGTAAGAGGAATAGAAGAGTACCCTTATCCCGATGACTGGAAACAATACAAAGGTCCTAAGTTTTGGTTAAACCTGCATGGAGCAGAGTCTAAACTTGTGTACGGAGAATACCAAAACATGGCTTCTCACTGGAGAGCTTTTAGAAACAAGTATCCTTTATTTGTAGATCACGATTAACATGGAATGGCTTAAGCTTAATGAAGACGGAGAGATAGAGTTCAACTCAGAAGAAGTAAAGCTTGTTCCTGAAGTCCAAACTCTTCTTACTCTCAAATACAACAAGGGACCAAAAGATAATGATGGTAGGAAAAGATACAGAGCTTTAGCTGAATTAAAGTATCTATACCTGAACTACTCACCAAAGAGCCCTTACAAGGATTACTCTGAAGCTGAAAGAAAAGAGGAGGCAATGAAGGATTGTAACTTTCCTGAAGGTTGGGTAGAATCACCTGAACTTAAAGCTTTAATTCCTAAGTTTGAAAGAGGGCAAAAAACTAAGTTTGTAAGACTCCTGAACACAGCTGAGAAGTTCCTGGATAAAATGGAAGCTCATTTGAATAGTTTAGATCTAGGAGAAAGAAAAGATGATGGCACTTACATCAATAAACCAAAAGAGATAATTGATTCTCTAAAACAGCTGCCAAGTTTAGCTCAAACTCTCCAAGAACTTGAACAACAAGTTAAGATGGGCCAGATAGGTAATCCTAAATCCAAAGGGGATCATGAACTTGGTTGGATGGCTATGGATAACGCAGTAACAAAAAATAAAACAAAAGAAGAAGATGAAGAAGGTCTACAGGATTAATTGTGAGTGGGATACAGATTTAACTGATATGCTCTTTGACTCAAAGGAAAAAGCTATGAAAGAGTTGGAAGCTTACGACTGGGAGAACCTGGTTGAAGATAATCTGGAGAACCTCATGAAAGATGGTTACATAACAATCGAAGAAGTAAAACTACGTTAATGTCATTTGAAATACAAGACATTCCAAGGAAAGTTAGGGGGAAGTTCAACAAAGATCTTCTCCTTAACACTTTCTTTGAGCACACTGAACTATTCAGTCCTGCAGCTAATAAATTCTTAAAAGAAGGAAAGTATTGTGGAGAGGTATTCAACTCCAAGAAATACAATCTGTTTTGGGGAGAAGAAAGAGAACGTTGTATCCACGGTTACATAAACCCACAAACTAAGCTCTGGATTCCTGGTAAGTACTACCACTTCCTCAACTACAAACAGATGAAGATCATCAAAGAGGAAGATAAAGGAAAGAAATCAGCTAAGCGTATTACAGCTTTCCCCAAGTTCTGGCCAATTCACTACTTCTTCTCATGTGATTACATGTTAGCTAAGGAAGAAGGTTTGAATTTAGCTGTACTTAAACCCCGTGATACCGGTTTCTCTGAACTCCTATCTTCCTTCGGTGTTCACGAGTATACTTTCCAGAAAGAAGATCCTGTATTCTATTTCGTTGCTGTAGAAAGATACTTAAACAAAGACGGTGTACTTTCTAAAGCATGGGATCAAATCAACTTCCACAACGAGTATACTGAACGTGCTTTCAAGCATCTTCGCCAATACAAAGACCAAGACTTACACAAGCGTGCCAGCTACTTCAATGCAGAATCAGGAGTAGAGAAACGTACTGGAGGAGAAATACAAGGAGCAGTAGTAGATCACCCAAGGAAACTAAGGGGGGCCCGTGGGTACGTAAACTTTGAGGAAGGGGGGTCGTTCCCGAATTTAGTTGAAGCTTGGATGACTGCCAAAGACTTAGCAGAACAAGGTGGTGTTAAGTTCGCCATGATGTGTGTATGGGGAACTGGTGGTGAACAAGGACCAGGTATTGCCGGGCTTGAAGACATCTTTAGTAACCCAGAACAGTTTGATTGTCTTCCATTCGATAATTGTTGGGAAACAGATCTAACCATCAACCAAGATCACGGATTCTTCTTCCCTTCGTGGGCCAACATGACACGTTTCATGGACAAATGGGGCAACACCGACTTTGTTAAAGCAAAAGCATTTCGTGATGAAGAAAGGGATAGACTAGCGAAAAAGTCCCAAGTCCTCCTTGACAAACGTGTGGCGGAGCAACCTTACAGTCCATCTGAAGCTCTTATGCGTCTTAATGCCAATCCATTCCCGGTTGGACGTCTGCAAAAGCAACTCAGAATTGTTGACTCCACTCCTGAAATACAAGGTATGCTAAAAGTAGGAGATATAGATGTAGAAGACGGCAAGATCAAGTTTATCCTCAATTCAAAATTAGATCCTGTAAAGAAGTATCCTCATAAAACTGATTCAGTTTTGGAAGGAGCATTTACAATGCTGGAAGCTCCTTTAACCGATGAATATGGTAAAGTTCCTGAAAATCTTTACTACATCGTAGCTGACTGTTTTGCAGTAGACACTGAACAAGCTACAGACTGGAATTCATTAGGCGCATACTATGTTTACAAGAAAGCAAACACACTCTTCCCTACTGAAGACGACATACTTGTAGGATGGTATGCAGGAAGACCGCCAAGAGTAAGAGATTTCCACAAAAAAGTATTTATGGCAGCTCGTTTCTACAACGCTATAGTACAAACTGAAATCAAGGGTGGAGGACAGGAACTTCTAAACTACGCCATACAACACAACCTCACAAACTACTGTGGAGAAAGACCTACTGTATTCAACCAGGATAAAGACTTTAAACGTACTTCAGGACGACAGTTCTTCGTTCGAATTGAAGAGAATACAAAACCTGAGCGAGTACAAAAGCTGGTTGACTGGCTTCTGAAAGAAAGAAATTTAAAGATAGTAGGAGATGAAACTCAATATGTTCTTAACCTTGAGAAGATATACGATAGAGCACTACTAGAGGAGTTGATAAAGTACCATCCAGATGGTAACTTTGATAGAATTTCTTGTTTATTGGTCTTAATGACTATTCAACAAGAAGCTGAATTACAGACAATTAACGAACAACAAAAGCAGAATAGAGACCATATTTTCAACCGTCCAATCTTTTCAAACAACGGAAACAGACGCAATACTATGCTTACAGCAAGAGAAATGATGAGAATAGACGGTCCTAATAGTGATTTGATAATGTAATATGGGAGAAGTAAGGACAGAAAAGAGCCGGGTACCTAAATTAAGAGTATCTGATAAAGTAAAAAGAGCCAACGACTTTGAACATACAAAGTACGTAATGGATCATTATATTTCAGCATGTACGTTTGTTAACCATGTTGTAGACCCAAACATCAGGGATGTTCGTGTATTCTATGATGCTTACAACAACAGATTGCCGGATGAATACTTCCATTACGTAACCAATCCCCTCAACTCAAGTAATCAAGATTATACTAACTGGCCTGCAAGATTAAGACCTTACACCATTATTCGTCCAAATGTAGATTTACTTGAAGGAGAATACGAGAGAAGACCTTTTGCATTTACGGTTAAGGTGCATAACGCAGATGCAGTAAACACCTATCAGGAACAAGAATACCAGCAAATATTAGCATCACTCCAACAACAATTCATTAACTCCCTTAACCAACAGGGAGCAGAAACCGGAGTTGAAAGCCAGGAAGTAGAGTTACCAGCCAACATTAAATCTAAGTTCGCCTCTAACTACAGAGACCAAAGAGCTGAAATGGCAGAAGCTGCTTTGGACATAATCATTGACCAACAACAATTAGAAGAAAAATTTAAGAGACTGTTTCGTGATTGGTTGATTGCAGGAGAATGTTATACCTACAAAGGTGTAAGAGCTAACCAAATAGTACATGAACGTGTTTCTCCTTTAGACATCGACTACGATAAATCTCCTGACGTTGAATACATCGAGGATGCTCAATGGGCTGTAAGAAGAATTTACATGACTGGGGGAGATGTTATAGACATGTTCCACAAAGAACTTAAAGAAAGCGATATTGACGTTTTAGAAGATGAAACAGGTGTTCTTTCTCTCCGTGCTATAGGAACAGGTTTACAAACAGGTATACACAGTGATCAGGACCTTCACCGTTCAAAAGTAATTGTTTACCATGTAGTTTGGAAGTATCTTACCAAAGTAGGTATTGTCAGCTTCATGGACGAAATGGGACAAATGCAGGAAGTAGAAGTTCCTGAAACTTACAAACCTTCTGAAGGAGAATCAGTAGAATGGTACTGGGTAAATGAAGTTTGGGAAGGTTATAGAATCAGTGATGAAATCTACCTCGGCATACAACCAGTAACAGCTCAACGTAATACAGTAACAAACCTTTCTGAATGTAAACTACCATACAACGGTAAGAGATTTTCAGATACCCATTCTCAAAACGTATCAATCGTAGAGATGGGACTGCCTTACGAAACACTACACCGTATCCTCCACTTCAACTTAGAAAAAACGATTGCCAAAAGTAAAGGTAAGATTTTACTTATTGACCAAAACGCTATTCCAAAGAAGTTTGGTTGGGACGAAGAGAAGTTCTTCTACTGGGCTGAGTCAACAGGCTTTGCAATGGTAGATAGAAGTCAACCAGGAGTAGATAAATCCTTCAACCAATATCAATCAGTAGACCTTGGCCTCTACCAACATATCTCTTCTCTGATAGAAATTATGGAATATGTAAAGTCAGAGTGGGATGAGTTACTTGGCATCACACGCCAGCGTAAAGGAGAATCAAAAGCCTCAGATTCTGTAAGAGGAAATCAAATGGCTATAAGCCAATCAGCCGTAATTTCAGAAAAGGTATTTTCACGCTTCGAGGAATTTGTAAGAAGTGAACTACAAGGTCTGCTGGACGTATCTAAGTTAGCTTGGATTGACGGCTTCCAAGCTGTACATCAAGGTGATGACATGCGATCTATCATTCTACAGATAGATCCTACCCAATACGTTGAAACAGACATGGGTGTCTACATCTCACGTTCAGCAAGAGATCTCCAAAACCTTGAAATGGTAAGACAACAGGTACAAGCTTTCGCTCAGAACGGCTCAGCTCCAAGTACAATCATAGATGTAGTACAAGCCAGATCTCTTTCTAAGCTTCGTAATATCCTAAAAGAAGCTGAACAGAAATCAATGGAAGCTAACCAAGCGATAAGTCAACAGGAGGCTGAGGCGCAAGAAAGACTTGAAATGATAAAAGGCTCTTTTGCTGAATTACAAGGTTACATTAACGAACGTTTAATGAATGCTGAGTACGACAGAAAAGAAGAGATAGAGCATATCAAAGGAGCTTATTCTACCTACAGAAATGTGGAAGGAACAGGAGATAACGATAATAACGGTATTCCTGATGCACTTGAAGTGCGTAAACAATTCTCTGATGAAGCAGATAAGAGAATCAATCAACAACTAACTGCTCAGAAGATAAGAATTGACGAACGTCAAAGAGAACGTGAATTGGACTTAAAAGAGAAAGAACTTAAGGTTAGAAAACAGATTGCTGATAAACAAGCAAGTGTAGCCTTAAAGAATAAAGTAGTTGGAGAAAAGTCTAAATCAAAATCTAAAAAGTAATGAGTAAAGATCAAGCAGGAGACCTGGGTAACATAGTAATGGGTGTAATAACCTCAGCAGGAGTGGGGTCAGTAATGATGGAGAGCCTTGGAGTATTGGCAATGGGTGCTATAGGGGCACTTGGGGCACATTTATTTAATAAACTTCTCAAGAAAAAAGTAGATGCTCTTATCTACAAACTCAGAACCAAACTTTCTTGTAAGAAAAGTAAAGATAAAGCTTAATAAAATCTAGGAATAAACCCTTAATTAGCTAGGGAATAAACAAGCTAGTATATTTGAACAACTAAACTAAGAACAATGGCAAAGAAAACAAAAGAGGAACAACCCCTTTCTTTTGACGACTTTACTGCAAGTGATGACTTCTTCTTGGAAGAGGAAGAACTTGAAGAGGAAGAAGTAGAAGAAGAGGAAGAGGAGCAGGTTGAGGAGGAGGAAGAAGAAACTCCTAAACCAAAAGCTAAAAAGAAAGAAAAATCTTCTAAAAAAGACTCTGAATCAGAAGAGGAATCTGAGGAGGAAGAGGAAGAAAAACCTAAGAAGAAATCCAAGAAAGCTGCTCCTAAAGAGAAAGAAGAGGAGCTTGAGGAAGAAGCTGAAGAGGTTGAAGAAGAGGAGCAGGAAGAGGAAGAAATAGATCCTGAAACTGCAACTAAGTTCTTTGAAGAGGTTGAAAAGATTACAGGACAGCAACTCAATGTAGACTACAAAGATGTAGATCCACTTAGTCCACAAGGAGTAGCAATGCGTGAGGCAGCTTTAAAAGAAGCTGTAGTAGATAACTTCCTGGAAGAATTATCTAACAAGTTTCCTCAAGTTTATCGTGCATTAGAGCACGCTAATAATGGAGGTAATCCTGCAGACTTATTCACCCAAACTACTGCACGGGACTACTCAAAAGTAGAATTAAAAGAAGGAGACGATACTCTTGCAAAAGAGATCCTTCGTGAATACTACAAGAGTCGTGGAGTAAAGAGTGATGAAAAGATTAACAAACTGATTGAAGCTGATGAAGATTCAACAGGAGGTTTAATAGCTGAAGCCAAGAATGCTCTAAGTGAGTTAACTGAAGAGCAAGAAGAGGAGAAAGCAGAGATTCTGGAGAACCAGAGAAGAAAAGCTGAAGAGGAGAAGAAAAGAGACAACATCCTTGTAACAGCTATTGATGAAGTACTTGAAACAAGAAAGCTTGGAAGTTTCAAGATTGTAGACAGAGCGGAAGCAAAAGCATTCAGAGAATTTGTTCACTCAAATCTAAGACGTGCTGGAGACAAATACCAACTGGCTACAACAATTGATCCTTCAAACCTTGAGTCAATCTTACAATATCAATTCTTCCAATTCAAAAAAGGAGATTTGACTAAGATAGTACAACAAACAGCAGCGTCAAAGAACGCTGAAAAGCTCAGACTTAAAATTAAAGGAGAGCAAGGAAAAACAAAGAAAACAACAGGAGGAGGAGATAACACAAGTAAACTTTCACTCCGTAGTTTTATAAATGATTAATTAAAATAAACAATTAAATAACAAATGGCAGGTAATCGCGGAAACAAATTTAGGTTTCAGGTACAGCAAGACATCTTCGATTCAAAGGCGATGTTGGATGAGCTCAACTTTTACGCACAGCGTCATGGGGAGCCAGCTGAGTTAACAATGAAACTGACTTGGCTGCTGGGTGATTCAACTAAATCATTCCCGTTAGCTATGGCTACAATGGGCGACATTGTATCAGGAGATGGTGGTTTTAAGAAAACCAACAACAAAGTAAAGGAACTTGATGACTTACAATTCACATGGCCAGTAATGAGCCGTCTGAATAAGGCTTCAGTAGTTGCTGAAACTCCAGCTTCTACAGTAGATCTTGGTAAAGGTCTTACTCCTTTCAAACTTAAGTTCACAGACAACTGGATCAAACGGAATTACATGATTGAATCTCCTCTTGGAGTTCAGGCATACGTTCTTGGAGATCCTGTTAAAGTAGGTGAAGCTTTTGAATATACACTCCAGCTTAACGCTGTATCAGATCAGACTGTATGTCCTGCATCTGAAGTACAGGCATCTACACTGTGGTGTGATCTTAACACATTCAACGCTGAATCTGAATCTCGTGGTACAGAATTCAAGCGTGTAGCACCAGGTAAGTACAAGAACCAGATGGGTGTTATTCGTATGTCTCACCAGTGGGCAGGTAACTCTGCTAACAAAGTAATGTCAATTACTATTGATCATGGTGGAAAGAGCATGAAGCTCTGGATGGACTTCGAACAATATCAGTTTGAACGTGCTTGGCTGGAAGAAGTAGAACACATGTTCTGGTATTCTCGCTACAACAGACGCGCAAATGGTGAAATTCCATTGAAGGACCTGATTACCGGTAAAGTAATTCCTACAGGAGCAGGTATCCTTGAGCAAATCAACAACTACTCTACCTATACTCGCCTTACTTACGCATTCCTGCAAAACGTTATTGCTAACGCATTGTTTGGACAGTCTGATACAGATGGTATGAGCATCACTCTTTACACAGGACGTGGTGGTATGCGTGAGTTCGACCGTGCAATGAAAGAATCTGGAACTATCCAGAACCTGCTTGCTCAAGGTGGAGGTAACGTAGCAAACAAATTCATCAAAGGTGATGGAAACTATGACCTTGTGTCAACTGGTTTCTTCAACGCAATGTATCACATTGATGGATACTACATTAAAGTGAAACACAATCCAATCTTTGACTACGGACGCAGAGCAGTTAAATCTCCTCTACACCCTGAAACAGGGTTCCCTCTGGAGTCATACAGAATGGTATTCATTGATGACGGTATGTTCGATGGAGAACCTAACTTACAATTCGTTTGTGAGAAAGGTCGTAGAATGTTACACGGTGTTGTAACAGGTCTTACTAACGTACCACGTCAGTACAGAATTATCCAAGGAATTCAGAACCTTTCTAGTGGAGATCTTAGCTTGTTATCAAGTGATATTGATGCAGCTTCTTACCACAGACTGGCAACTGGTGGTGTAAACCTGAGACGTGGTAACACTTCTCTACACCTGGAAATTAGTCCTACAGTAGCTGGATTCTAATTATGGAAATGGCAAATACTCCTGGTGGATTTAAAGGTCAATTCAGACTTGATAATCCACTGGGTTCCTTCTGGAACGATTACACCCAAAGCGGAGCTTTAGTGCTTTCCGCGCACAATGATGGTGTAATAGGAGGAGGTGATAGAGTTAGAATTATTGCAGACGGTAATACTATTACCCTTTCAAGTAACTACACTTGGGTTAATATAGGAACCGACTCAATAAGCGCAACACTTAATGCTATAAATATTATTTACGTAGTGAAAGTTAGTGCCACAGAACTCAATTACACAGTTAAAGTTATATAAGGCTCTTTTGTTTTAGTTCATAGTTTACGTTCGGGTCAGCCTGCCTAAAAAGCAGGCTTTCCTTTTTATAAACTAAATTAGCTTAATATAAACCCACTATTGACTGGTATTGTATTATTAAGCTACATTTGCAGCTCAATTCAACTAATTAACTAAAACAACAAATGAGTAAGAAAATCGAGGTACACCGCCACTTTAACTTGGTAGAGATGTCCCAAACAGACCCGGAAGTTAAGGCTTGGTTAGGTCTAACCTACCGTCCTATTGGCCCCTACTTTAAAGACAAAGCAACAGCCACAGGACTTAGCTTTGAAGAACAGCGCCTCCTGTTACCAGAAGTTCTGGGACTTGAAGCAACAGACAAGGACTTCCGCAGAAAAGTAATTGAATTTTATGACAGTCTCCTAACCCCAGTCCCTAAAGACGGACTAAAGCTTGAAATTGGATTAGAAGATGATAGCCAGCCATTATCTACAAGTAACCTACCTATTCACACGTTAGACTATCTTCGTTACCGTCACTTGATTGGTCATAGAGACGTAGCTGAAAGTAAAGCTGAAGCTGAGCGTCAATTTGGAAAACGTTTCTACATTGTAGATCCGGAGAAAGAAGCAAAAGGAGCTCTGGATATTAACCAGCTGGAAGATGAAGCTACAACTATTTACATGTCTCACAAAGACAACCCTATCAAATTGGATCAGATTCTGACCATGATGGGAGTAAATATTAACAGCTTGAAGATGGCTGATAAAGTGCTTAAGTTAAAAGAACTTTCTCAGAAGAACAAGAAACTCAACAAAATTGAGCAGGAAGAAGCATTCAAACGCTTTATTAGAACTGCCAAAGATAAAGATCTTGAGTACAAGTATCTGATTGAAGAAATGATAGGCTCTCAGTACTTGAAACGTGTAGGAAATAACATTCTTTACAGAGAATCAGGTAAACTAGTTGGAGAGAATCTGGAAGATGCAGTATTGTACTTCAAGAACCCTAAGAACTCGCGTGAACTGAACTTGATGAAGGCTGAGTACCATACCCTGGTTAAGAAGGGAGACGAATACCTACCTAAAGATCCAGAACCGGTAACACAAAAGAAAACTGAAGAGAAAACTGTATAAGACTAGCTGACCAGGACGTAAAACTATGAAACTAGACAAATTTTTCCCAACTTTCAGAAACGTGTTATTTTGTGAAGTAACTACCCCCCAAGAGACCAAGGGGGGTATAGTACTTCCTTCAAAAGACTTATTCCTAAAGGATTATTCCTCTGAGTTTGAAAATGAAAGAGTAATCTATGATGGTTCAAAAGTCAAGATTGGAGACTATGTTGTAGCAAAGACAGGTAAGGATTGCACGGAAATACAAGTAGGAGACAAGATAGTTCTATTGCAAGGATGGAATCCACAGAAGATAGAACTTGATGGGGAAGAATACTTTCAAGTCTCTGAACAACAAATAGTAGGGTACGAAAGAGAATAATAATGAATTGCTTCCAGCTACACTTAAATGTAAATCAAAGACTTCAGGAAGTAGCTAGTTTCAAACGAGACAAGTTTAGACCTGAAGAAATAGACCTGGCTTTAAACAAAGCTATGGATCGTCTTATACTGGAAGCTGTTGACAATAACTTTCAAGGAACTCAGATTAACTTATCGCATATTACAGGATTAATTAAAAAAACAAAACCCCTTGAGGTAATAACCCCAGGGGGTTCTGATCCTGTAGCAGAAGATAACATTGATAACTCCTATTCTGTTATACCCCCCGATTTCTATTACTTGGTAGATGGTAGGGTAGAAATTGTTACAGATCCGCTAGACTGTTCAACTGCGCCAACAGTACCTACTGCAAATTATGCAGAATGGAAAGCTATAATACCATTTCCACAACCGAACGCATCGGCCCCTTACTTCCCAAGCTTTACAATAACCTCAAGTGTTTCAGGAAGCTTGTATTCAAGTCCAACAGCTATTTCAGCAGGATTCCAGAACAGGGAAAGTCAATACGTATTAGTAAACAACATTCTTGAGAGACTAGCTCAAAGCAACAGTGTAAGAGTTTACTGGGAACGCTATAGGGACACATACTATAACAATTCCTTTATTTTTGTGAGTAATAGCAACCTTGGAACGATTAGCTTAACGGCAACCGGGGTTACAGCAACATCACAGGCCATGAGCTCAACCGTATACACAATATACAACAGAGCTTCAATACCAGCTTCCGCTGGTAAGCAGATAGTCCCTGTAAAGGTTACTAAAGAAAACCTGCTGTATTCTTCCCTCAAACAGAATTCCTTCTACGATAGCGGTAAAGATGAGGTAGTCGCAGACCAAACACTCGATTACCTGATATTTTATGGTAAAGAAAGCTTCATAATAACTAGAGCTTACATTGACTACATTAGGAAGCCAAGAACAATTAGTTTACTTTTGGGTCAGACTTGTGAATTGGCTGATTCAGTCCATAACAAAGTAGTGGATCTGGCGGTAGAAATTCTAAGACTTGATACAAAAGATCAAGCTTACCCGCAAACAGTACAAGACACACAACTTAGAACAATTTAAAAATTAATAACAACTAACAGACATGAGTCGTTACAGCAAAAACCTTTCAGGGTTAAATCAAAAAGTCATGGTTGGTACAGCTACGTACACTGATGACACAACATTCGCAGCTTTCGTAGCAAACGCTCCAGACGGAGAAATTGGTGTCTTCCTTGACACAGGTGCTGTACGTACTACAGCCCTCACATCAACAGTTAACAAATTCTTCATTGCACAAAAGCGTGATGGAGTAGTTAACAAAACTCCTATTCTTGATTTCAACGACATCTTTAGAAAGATTCAAGTTGATTACACAGCTCCTGTAAAGCAGGTTAGCACAATAGGATACAATGGTACATCCGGAGACTTAGGCTTCAACTTTGCTGCAGCATCTTCTTCAAACACTCTCACCTACGGTATTACCGTTCGTGAAACAACACCTGGAAACCAACCGTTTCCTGTACAAGAAGGTTATGCTACTGTTAACAGCAGTACAGCAGATGAGTACACTGTACTAGCTTCTATCGTAAGTCAACTAAATGGAGACTATGATTACCAGCGCACACAACCTGACCGTTTTGTAAAAGCTGAAATCATTACTAACGGTACACCTACTTACTACACTTCTACTATTGACCCAACTTTTGTAAATGGATCAAACCAAGTTACTTTTAGTGGTAACACTACTATTGCAACAGGAGCATTCATTGTATCTCGTTCAGCAGTTTACAAAGTAACTACAGGTGTAACATCAGGTACAGTAATTACAATTGATCGTCCATACCAGGGAGCATCTGAAACAATTGACGTTTCTACAGAAACAACAGCATTCGGTACTATTACTTATACTTCTGGTACTACAGCTCTTGGAGTAAAACTTACTTCTATCGACTTTGAAACACATTTCAAGGTGGTTGGAGCAGCACTAAACTACGCAGATACTGTAACTCTGATTACAGCTTGGAAGCTTGGTTCTGGTGCAGGAACTCAAATTCGTGAATTGGAAGCTACTGAAGGTGCAATCTTCGATGGTGTTGGTAGTACATTAAACGTAGCATTCAAAGCAGACTACGGTCAACCAAGCTTGATTGCTTCTACAAGTGGTACATACCATCAAATATTCCTGGATCTTGCTCCAAAAGTATTGCCAAGTGCAGTACCTACTCAATATGAGCAGAAGCAAATTCAAAGAATCTTAATTGCAGCCCCATCATCAGGTACCCTGGAGTCTACTCTGGGAACCGTATTTGGAGTATAATTAAATTAACTACTAATGAAACCCTTGTAGTAGGACTAAGGACTATTACAAGGGTTCTTTTTTATAATACATGGCACTAACAGCTAACTTAGTAAGAAGTACAATAACAGCTCCCGGTACAGAAAGTACATGGACTGATGAAACAGTTTACGGAGGAGCTAATCCTGACCGTAACGAAGTGGCTCTTTATCTAACTGCTTACAAAGTAGATGAAGATTTAGTAGAAACAGCTTTGGAGGTAGAGACTTTTGATCCCGAAACTGTAACAGAATTTGTTACAACTAATGGAGAAGATGGTTATCACAAGTATTACTTTATTATAGTTGATAATTGGTTAATAGGTACTACCTATAACAAATATGACTTGGTTTGGAGTACAGCACAAAACTCATTCTACCAATACATTAATGATAGTCCTACAGCAGGAAACGCTGTAACAAACACTAACTATTTCTCACCTGTAGCTGATCCTACAAGTCTACTACAAGACATAGGTACAAGTGAAGAACCTCAGAATATAGTGTATCAAATCATAGGTAAAGTAGTAGATTTTCAAACCTCAATATGCTACATGAAGGCCTCAGCCAAACACGCTAAGGAAACTTGTGATGGTAATGATTGTGGTTGTGACTCAAGAATAGGAAGATTATTTCATAAGATAAGAGATCTCTTTAACTCTCTTGCGCTCAATGAAGCACAAGGACAGTTTATACAAGGGGAAAAGAACGCACGACTTGCAGAGAAATGGTGTGATGACTGCGGATGTTTAACCAGATAATACTCAAACCATGATAGATGTAAGAGCGGAAAGCATAATATATCAGTCACAGGTTTACTATACTAATCTGGTTAACACGCTGGTAGAAAAAAAGAAGTACGGTAAGGCCCTGGATAGCTCCTGGGATAAAGCTAATACTATATCAGGTTACCTGGAAGCTCTTAACATGAGATCCAGGTTAACTGATGAAGAGGATATATTACAGATGAATTACATTCTGGAATGTCTTATCATTCTCTGTGAGCTTAACCAGTTCCCTGTATCAGCTCCAATTACTTTCCAGTCAGCCCCAGCTGTAATAGTAGGGGAACCTGGTCCTCCAGGTGATTCCGTAACGGGGCCGCAGGGGCCCGCGGGACTGGCCACTGACTTCCAGGAATCCCTTATTACTGTTCCAATAGCAGTAGATAGTTTTGATTTAACAGATGCAAAAGGAGCAAGATGGGATTATGTTGTAATTAAAAGTACACTTGAACAACGAGCAGGAAGTATTGTAGCTTCATGGTTAGCTGACGGCTCATCTATAGAATTCTTTGACACTTCAACTGGAGATATTAGTGGTTCAACAGCAGACTTAAGCTTTGATGTACAATTAGTAGGTAGTGACATACAACTTATTGCAACCCCAGCTTCTGGTTCATGGACAGTTATTGGAACAAGGTACTTTATTCCAAATAATGGAAATGGTTCAGGACCTGTTTCTGATGTACTTGCAGACGGAACAGTATTCATAGGGAATAGTTCTAACCAAGCACAATCAAGAACACTGAGTGGAGCGATTTCAGTAACAAATACCGGAGTAACAAGTTTCAATGCAGGACAGATTCTTGATTCGCATATAAGTGGCTCAGCTGCTATAGCATTATCTAAACTTGCTGCAGTAACAACTAACAGGTTGTTATTATCCAATGGAGCAGGACAAGTAATTGCATCGAGCGTAACAGATATTGAAGCTGGTTATTTATCAGGAGTAACTTCCCCTATTCAAACCCAACTTAACTCTAAATTAACTGACCCTATGACAACAATAGGAGATTTGTTGATTAGGGACGGGTCAAATGCAACAGCACGATTAGGAATAGGATCAAGCAACCAGGTATTAACAGTGGTTGGTGGTGTTCCAACATGGCAAAACGTACCTGGTGGGGTAAGTGGGTTAACAACAGGGTACCTTCCAAAAGCTAGTTCTTCAACAACCTTAAGCAACAGTATTATCTCTGAAGCAACAGGTGCTATAACAATAGCAGGAACAACAGAAATACAGGGAGGATTCAGAACTGAAGCAACAGGGGCATACCTAAAGAAGAAAGTTGTTAATATTGGGGATTGGAATATGGATTCAACCATAAGCGTAACAGTTGCTCATGGGTTAGCAGACTTTAAGAAAATAAGAGCAATAGACTGTATTGTGAGAAATGACTCAGACACAACATACGCTAATCTTCTTGCATTGGCTCCTGGTGGAAGTCAGGAACCAGGAGGGTCAGCACAGTTTATTGATTCTACAAACATAACTCTGGTAAGAAAAACAAGTGGAACTTTTGATTCAACAAGTTTCGACTCTACTTCTTACAACAGAGGTTGGGTAACTATAACATACGAAGCATAATGGCAGGACAATTAGTAATAAGAAATGGAGCAAAACTTCTTGGTAGCTTACCTAGTGGGACAGGAGATAATATCCTTACACTGGATGCTAGTACTAAAGATGTTGGTTCTATTCCAACAATAGACACAAGTACTTACCTGACTAACTCACTTAGTTCAGGTTATCTACTTGTTGGTAATAGCTCGAATGTAGCAACTCCAAGACAAATCACAGGACAAGTTACATTCTCAAACACTGGTGTTGCAAGTATAGCTGCAGATACGATAACAAATGCTAATATTAACACAGGAGCAGCAATAACGTACAGCAAGTTGAGTTTAACAAACTCTATTGTAAATAACGATATTGCAACCAATGCTAATATAACCAGAACAAAGTTAGCTGCTGGAACAGCAAACAGGTTATTAGTAAATAACGGTTCAGGAGTGTTTTCTGAAGCTGCTGCTATCAATCCAAATGTTGTAGTTATAACAGACAGTAATGGAATACCTACTCATTCTTCAGTTTCAAACGTTACTCTTGGATACCTTGATGTAAGCTCTTCTGTTCAAACTCAATTGAACAATAGACTAGCATTTAGTTCAGCAATAACACCATCAAGTGGTGACATAGTTATCTATTCTGGAGGAGTTTGGACTAATCTTGGTATAGGGTCCAACGGACAAGTTCTTACTTTGTCAGGAGGGTTACCATCATGGCAAAATGGTACTGCTAATGGTATACCTTCAGGAGGAACAGCAGGACAATACTTAAATAAAGTAGACGGAACTAATTACAACGTACAGTGGTCTACTCTTACTTTAGATAAAGTAACTGATGTTACTGCTAGTGCAAGTGATGTGAACTTACTCACTGGCTTACAGTCAGCTGGATTAACACAAGCTGAACTTGGTTATGTAAACGGTGTAACATCGAGTATACAAACACAACTCAACAACAAGTTGAGTAATTCGTTAGCTCAGAATGCAATATTCATAGGTAATGCCAGCAACATACCAACTCAACTAGCCGCAGGAACAGAAGGATACGTACTTACCATAACTTCCGGTACTCCTCAATGGGCAGCTCCAAGTGGGGGCGGAGGTGGTTCAGGAGGCCATACTATACAAAACTCAGGTACTCCTTTAACACAAAGAACTAACCTGAATTTTACAGGAGCTTTACAAGCAGTTGACGACTCTGGTAATGACGCTTCAGTAGTTAGTTTAATTACTAATAGTATAACCAACTCTTTATTTAGACAATCTGCAGCTTTATCTGTAGTTGGTAATGCTTCTAACTCAACTGCTAACGTAGCAGACATTTCAGCAGGAACTAACTACCAAATCTTAAGAAGAAATGGTACCTCTATAGGATTCGGTTCTATTGACTTAAGCCAGGCAGATGCTGTAGGTTCAAGTGTATTAGCTGTAGGAAACGGAGGAACAGGATTAAGCTCTTTAGGAACAAGCCTGCAAAGTATAAGAGTAAATTCTGGAGCTACTGCTCTGGAGTTTTATACCCCCTCAACAACACTAACTGGAGAAGCAACGGGTACTGGGGGATCAAGTATAAGTGTAACTTTAACTAACTCTGCGGTAATAGGTAAAGTATTAACTGGTTATTCTTCAGGAGCAGGAACTGTTGCTGCAACAGATACTATTCTACAAGCAATACAAAAGCTGGATGGTAACAACGGACTTAACTGGAAATTAACTGGAACAAGTACGCTTACAGGAGCTGCTACTATAACTTCAAACGCAAACTCTCAACACATATTTAACGGTACTTGGACAGCCACTGCTAATAACCAGTATCACATGTCATTTAGCCCGACTGTGACCGGTAGAACAGCAGCGTCTGGTGATGTTGTGGGAGCATTAATCATAAACCCATCTATCACTTGTGGGTCTGGCTCGAATACCTCAGTACTAACTGGATTACTAATTCAGCCAACGTTTAACGACAATTCTGCATCAGGAGTTATTCATTCGTACATCCGTTGCTTTGATGGCACAAACGTTAGATTTCAAGTAACTGACACTAACGTCAGTATGGCTGGATCAACCACACTAAATATTACAACTGGTGTTGCTGGTCCTCAACTGTCTGCCGCATCAGCTTCTTTGCAATTAAATGCTACATCAGCAAGTGGTAACGTTCTTATGCAGATTGCTGGTAACTCGTGGTTTGGCATACAAGCATCTAACTCAATAGGAGCAACTGTATTTCAAGTTCCAACTACAGTTACAAGCACAGCGACTCAGCAAAGCTCCCGTAACTTTAACTGGGCTGTTAATGAATGGACAGGATCGGCTGCTCAAGTTAACTACTGGACAGCAAGAGCAACTCAAAGCACAGCAACAAATCAATTAAGTTATTGGGACCTAGCTTTTGGAACTACAGGGTCTGCCCCTTCCTTAACCAACTTACATCTTCGTATACGGAATACAAATGGTAACGTATACATAGGAGCAGGTACAAATACTGCAGTAGACCCAACAGCTAAACTGCATTTAGGAGCAGGTACAGCAACAGCAAGTACTGCACCACTAAAATTTACTGCAGGAACAAACTTAACAACTCCTGAAGCTGGAGCTGTGGAGTTTGATGGTACAAATTACTTTGTAACTAGCTCAAGTACGAGATACACCTTAGCTAAAACTCTAACAGCTACAGCTACCTTGGATTTCCCATCAACAGCAGCTAGTTCAAGTTCTGATTTAACAATAACAGTAACAGGAGCAACATCAGGAGACGTTGTAAGTCTAGGAGTTCCTAGCGGATCAGTACCAAGTAATTGTACATTCTTCGCATTTGTTTCATCAAGTGATACTGTAACAGTAAGATTACTGAACATGGACACTGTTTCGTCAGCAGACCCTACATCAGGCACATTTAGAGCAACAGTACTAAAATACTAAAATGAGTTTTTTTCATAACATATTACATACTGCAGCAGCCTCAGGAGAGTCTGTTCTGAATAACCTTACATTTGCCAGCTCAGTTACAGAGCATACTATGCCTGACTGGGAAATTCAGGATCGCGTACAGTGTAACAACCTGGAGGCTAACGTTTTTTATGACGCTGTAACTGGCCGCCAATACAACTCAGGTTATTGCAAGCCATACAGTCCTAAATACCAGGGTATGGGTGGTATGTATTACTACCATCCGGAACAGGGCTTTTACGATGCAATCATTGATGATACCGAAAGAGGAGGTGAGCCAGATTACCACGTAAGCCGTCAGAAGCCATACGTTGACGAAGATGGTATCATGTACACCATGCAGGAGAACATGCATGCGCAGGACAACCACATCTGGCGTTCAAATTCTGACCTAAACGACTTTCAAAAGATATTCACGCAAGCCGATCCAGACACGGCCAGGGGAATGCCCTACCGTACCACATCAATCACTCCGGGTACAAACACTCACATTTGGATAATTCAGAAGCAGGTGGCTCCGGGTGACGTGTCCACGCTTGCCATGCTTAAATGGAACGGCACTACATACGATGAGGTTGTTGACATTGTTTTAAAGGGTGCTGCCGGACACAGGGTTTACGGATTTAAACCTTTTGGCAATCTCGGCCCGGATGAAAACGGAAAGTTCTGGATTTTCTTCACCGACTCAAGCTCAGAGGCAAACTATGAACTTTTTGAAATGTACACGGAGGATTTCGTTACATTCAGAAACAGGCTCAACACACATAGTTTCACAGCAGGAGCGGGTACGTTCACAATCACCACAGCGAGAGATAATGGGTATAAAGTAGCCGGGGAAGAAAGTTCAATATACAACCTCGGTGATCACTGCGAGTACGTGGAGGCCGATGGTACGCCTCACATCATGTACATGGAAGACTACCACAATGAACTGTACTACATCAAGCACAACGGTACAGCGTGGGAAAAGATACTCATTAATTCAGGTGGACTTTTTGCCGGATATCCAATCAGTTCGTACACAGATAAGGATAACCCATACGAGATTACGTCCACTCCTGATTCGGCCACTATTCCAACATCAAACCCAACAACGGTAACAGTAACGGTGGAAACAGGCGTTGATCGTCTCACTGAGCTTATAAACGTTGGAGGTAAGCGTGTTCAACTTGTTAAAGGAAGTAACCGTATCGTAATGAACCTGACAAGTTATGACCCGGTTACCGGAGTAATGAGTGGGGATAGTACGGGGCTACAGGAAGGTTCTGGAACATTCTCAGGGTGGTCTGTAAGAACTGCCGGTGTGGTTGACGGGGTTACAAACCAGTTCGTATTTGTTCGGAATGAAAAACTTTATGTATGTGTTCGGGTGATTTTGCCAGACACATACCGCAGACTATACCTTTTTGAGTCGTCAGATTTTAGAACTGCATCAATAGGAAATCCGCCTACGTTCACGTTTGTGAAGGACTTAACTCCTGGCATTACGAACGTTGACGTTCACAAGTCGAAGTTGCCGGAGAATATCAACGAGTTTCCGGACAATGAAAACTTTGTGATCTGGTCTTGCAAGGCGGTTTATGATTCACTTTATCAGCGCACCGGCACTAACTGGTGTCTTGAATGTTCATTCGGGACTATCACGGCAACAGAAAGAACATTTGATGCTACGCCATACGCAAACCGGGCTGCCGAGCTGGCCGATATTGGATGGAGACAGGGATACAGTGTTGACGATGTTGTGGAGTCGAGTGGGTCGATCACTCAAATTACAGACATCACTGGAAACGGTAAGCATATAGTTCCATCGAACGCTGCTTGCTATAAGCAGAGTGGCGCTATAAAATCCTACGGAAGTTGCGTATTGGCATTACCTAATCCAGCTGACTTCAGGCCAGACACAGCGTTTTCTCTCATGGCCGTGATTAAAAAGATTGGCACATCACACCTTATTTCTGGCGGCCACCCGTCTGACGTTGATCAATACATGAGCATCAAAACAAAGGTTGGGGGATCGGTTAAGTACGAACACAGGACTACAGCCGGGGCGATTGATGAAGTTGACGCTTATACTCGTATCATAGGAGATGAGTACGCAATTATTTCTGTTACATCGAATGGAAAGCATTTAAGGTTTTATATCAACGGTGTTGAGTCTAACAAGTCATTCAGCGATGATGCGCCAAAATCGCTTGTAAGGTGGTTCAACTATCTGAACACAAACCTGAACAACGTATTAATTGGTGCGAGGACTTCTGGAACAACAAATGAGTACACCCCTATCGACATGAAGGAGTGGCGTTACAAGGGTAGTTTAATAAGCTACGATCAACGTACTAAACTCGAAAAAACATGGGCCGCACAGTACGGTATTACACTTGGAACATTCGGGACAGAAACAACGTATGAGCCAGAGGTTGAGACCACTGTGGCTCGCATGAGTGTTGCTCCATCAGGATCTGATTTGACTATGTACAACGATTGGGTTGTTGGTTGGAAAAACGCTCACGGATTACCTTTAGGTGAGCATTGCCTTGGTGAAGTTGTTGATTATCTTCCATTCAGATCAGCACACGATTCTCAGGCATCATTACTTAACTTTGCGCGTCCAACGTTTGATGCTACATCATCCGGATCGCCTGCCTTTACTTCGTATCGCGGTTGGAAATCTGCTGCATCAGGCTATGTAAACTGGCAATTCAATCCATCTATTCACAGCAGGTGGACTGCTTCAAGTTCGTTTGTAAGTGCTTACGTTATAGAAAACGCAACGGCTGGTGTTAAGAATGCGATAGGTTTGCAAATATCGACAAACATCTTCATTCGTCTTCAGCCAAGGATCGCTGGTGATACAGCACCATTGATACTTGCAGCGACTACAGGCTTGTCGGCAACAGGAGTAACAGACATGAGGGCATTCCTTGCTTCTTGGAGATCTGGAACGTCAAGAACAGCTCAAAGAAACTCAACCGAATTCACGGCAACATCTGCTGTTCAGGCATTGGCAAATGGGTTTGTATATGAGTGTGCGGCCAACGTTGATGGAACTGCTGTTAACTTCCTTGATGCTACTGTAGCCTTCCCAGTATACGGGGTGAATACAATAGACGAAGATGCGATTTATACGCTTGAGCGGAATATTTTAGTAGGATTAGGAGTAACAGGCATCTAAAAATAAATTTGGAGGTAATAAAACTACTTATTATCTTTGTAAGTTAAACTAAGAAATATGGAACAAAAGATCAAATTAAAGCCAAAATTACTAAATCAATTTAACCAGATTCAAGCCCAAAAACAGCAGCTAACTAATGCTTACAATGAGTTAAATTCAAGAGAAAGTATCTTAATCGAGATTGCTCTTGAAGCTGAAAGTATAGTTGCAGAAGAAGTTGTTTCTGTAAAACTTGAAGAAGATAACTTAATTTTGGAAGTTAAAAAAGAAGAAAAAGAAGAAAAACAAGAAACAGAATAATAATGGAAAAAGTAATTTTTAGTGATGGTACTCCTATTGTTGATCATATCCTTACAGGAGACGACATATCGGTACCAGTAAGACCCGTACCACTCAAGAAGTGGAAAGCCAGCTTCTCATCAGTAGGAGCATCTCCTTTTGTAAACCCGGCTAAGTTTGGTATTGTAAATAGATTAGGTACTGGGCAGACAGTAGCGCAGAGTGCTGGTAACCTTGTAATAACTGCTGGAACAACAGCTAACGCTGAAACTATTGTTAGATCTAATATATCCTTTTCAGGATCATTTAATCTAAAATATCAAACTATACTATCGCAAAGAATTGCAAACAATAACTTCTTTGTAGAAGCTGTAGATGTTATAGGAGACAGACTACCGTTAGTTATCAATAGCACAACTTCTATTACTGTAACCTTTCCTTCAGGAACTATTCCTTTTGGGACTGAGCACATTGGACAATTCATGTACCTTGGCGCTTTCACTGGTACAGCAGGACAGATTTCAGGAAGATATGCAATTTCTGCTGTTTCTGGAGACACAGTAACTTACACTGTATCTGGTTTTCCAGCTTCAGGATCAGGAACTTGTTCAATCTTTGGGTGGAATTATTACCACGTTTTATACAGTGGTACAACAGCTACAAGTGCTTTATTTGATTGTCAACGTTATGGTTGGAATACTGGTGACACAACAGTAACAATTAACACTTCTGCTTCACCTGGTCACATGGGTATTATAACTCAGGAGGATGGATCTGTTACTTATCAAGACCAACTTGCAGCCTCTTCCACAAGCATACAAGCAACTCTTAGAGGTAGTAGAGTAATAAACGTACCAGAAGAAGAAACATTAGTCATACAACTTAGATGTACAAATGGTACTTCAGCACCTGCTACAAGCACTACATGGACTATTGGATTCGTATCTGTAGAAGATTATGCTCCACAAACAGTATCTATTACTAATATTAAACCACAACCTTTACAAGCCACTTT